TGCAGGCCCATGGTGGTCGTGCAACGACAGAAGAGATGAAGACCGCTCTAAATTGCGAGAAGATCGCCTCCATTACTGGCCGCGTAAACTCCCTTGTTAAGAATGAGCTGGCCTATCGTGAGAAGGTCGCTGTTGAGGGTGAAGAGAAGCCTCTGACCTACGTACAGCTGACTGATGCTGGTATTAACTTCGTCCAGGGCGAAGACGAGTAATAAAGATATATGGGAGTCATATTGACTCCCATTTTGCCCAAAAAGAACTATAAAATAAAACTATAAAATAAAACTGAGGTAAATAAAAATTATGTTGAGACAAGCTAAAAATATTGTGAGAATTGAAGGTATTCTTTCTGAAATTAATCTAAAATATGGTTCTTTTGTTAAGAATGGTGCAACCGTTGATAATATCGGTGGTAACATTAAAGTTCTTGTAAATCAGGTTATTAATAATGAGGAAGTCTCTTTGGAGATCCCTGTGTATATGTTTGCGACCAAGCTGACTAATGCTAGTAAGCCCAATCCTGCATATGAGTCTATTGAAAAGGTTATGACTGAGTTTACTTCTATTGCTTCTGGCGCGGGTGAAGCTGGTGCGGATAAGATTCGTATTACCAGTGGCAATATTCGTATGAATGAGTATTACAATCCTCAGAAGCAGTTAGTGTCTTTCCCACGTATTAATGCGTCTTTCATTTCCAAGGCGACTGGAGAGTTTAGACCTGAAGCATCTTGGAATCTTGAGTTTGCTGTTTCTTCAATGGATTTTGTAACTGATAATGATGGTGTTGAAGTTGAACCAAAGAAGCTCCGCATTAAGGCAATTGTCCCTCAGTACGGCGGCAAGGTCGATACTATGGAGTTTTATGCAACCAATCCTCGTGTAATTGATGCTATTAGTTCTTACTGGGAAAATGGTAAGACTTATAGTGCAAAGGGTCGTCTTAACTTCACCAGCACTACCAAGGAAATTATTGAGGAAATGGATTTTGGTGAACCTGAAGTTCGTCATCAGACTGTAAGTGTTAGCGAACTGATTGTTACTAGTGGTACTCAGTCTCCGCTGGAAGATGATATGGCTTTTGCGCCCGCAGATCTGTCTGCCGCTCTTAAGGAGCATAAAGCTTATCTGGAGACTCTGAAAGATAAAACTAATACTAAGCCTCATTCTACTCCCGCACCTACAAGTTCAAATCAGGACTTTGATCTTGGCTTCTAAGGAGGTGCCATATGCATCTTTGGGAAGTTGAAAAGAATGTAATTTCAAGAGATCTCAAAGGGAAGTATGTGCTTTTATACGGCAAGCCAAAAAGTGGTAAAACTACCGCGGCTTGCTCATTTCCCGATGCAGTTCTCTTAGCTTTTGAAAAAGGATATAATGCAATTGGAGAAGCCTATCCTTTTGATATAAATAAGTGGAGCGACTACAAAATGGCGCTCCGAGATTTAGCAGACCAGCGTTCAAAAGATCGTTTTAAAACAGTTATCATTGATACAGTATCTATCTGTTGGGATATGTGTGAAAAATTTGTATGCCAGCAAAATGGTGTACAAAAAATTAGTGATATTCCTTGGGGCGCTGGATATACAGCATGTAAGAAAGAGTTTGAAAACTCTTTGAGAGAAATTACGCGTCTTGGGTATGGTGTAGTTTTAATTGCACACAGCGCTTCTCGTGTAGAGAAAACTGCGGATGGCAGCGATGTAGAAATTATTTCTCCCGATCTACCAAAACGTGCGAGTGAGATTTGTAATGGTATCGTTGATATTATTGGCTATATTGGGAATGAGTGGGTAAATGGTGAGAGAAAGCGGTGGCTCTATACAAGAGAAACTCCTACTCTATTCGCTGGTAGCCGATTCAAGTATATGCCTGATAAGATTCCATTTGGTTATGATGAACTAGTAAATGCTATTGCGGATGCTATTGAAATGGCAGAGCAAAAAGACGGTGCCACAGTAGTAAATACTATTAAGGCAAAGAGTGAAACAAGACTTGACTTTAAGGAAGTCAGAGAAAAAGCTCAAAACCTTTGGAAACAATTGGTTGGGGAAGGCGATAATGCAAAGCCAGAAATAGCCAGTGAAATTCTAAAGAAAATTGAAATGACGATGGGTCGTCGAATGAAACTAAGTGAGTTTAGCGAGGATCAAGTGGACTTACTTCAGTTGGTAGTAGTTGATATGGAAGATATGATGAAGACACAGGCTTGACCTGTGTCTTTTAAATTTGACAAATTCCGGATTCTGTGATATAATATATATAGAAATAAGATTGGAAGGTGATGGGATGCCGGAATGTAGATTATGTCATGTCCAAATTGACAAAACAAAAGAAAAAGAAAATGTTGATTGGATAATGCCATCACGAAATTATTACTATCATAAAAGTTGTTATGAGACTTGGCGCGCGCAACCTACATCAGATGATGATTGGGTTAAAATGATTTATGACTTTCTCGCGCGAGATATGAAAGTTTCTTATGATTACTTTTTATGTGAAGCGCAGATAAAAAAATTCTGGAAAGAAAATAAAATTAATCCAAAAGGTATTTATTTTACACTTAAATATTTTTATGAAATAAAACATAATTCATGGGAGAAAGGACACGGCGGGCTTGGCATAGTCCCATATGTTTTTTCTGATGCAAAAGCTTATTGGATTGAACAGGAAAGAAAGAAACGAGGATTTGTGAAAGAATTAGAACAGCAAGCAAAAACACGTTCGATTATAAGATTAACTCGTAAAGAGAAATCAAGAGAAAAATATAATTTAGATGATATAGGAGGCGAAGAATAATTGGTTGATAAAACAAGTATTATCCAAATCTTTGGCTCCTTAATGAAGCATCCACAATTTTTGAGTGAAACAGATAGATATAAATTAAGTCTTGATGATTTTTATTATAAGTTTGATAAATATATTTTTGCGGCAATTGAAAACTTATATCGCGGCGGAGCAAATAAAATTCAGCCAGTTGATATTGAAAATTATCTTCAAACAAATGGGGCGGCTGCCGTAATATTCAAACAGAATAATGGTATTGAATATCTTCAAGATGCAGAATATTTATCTGAGACTCAAAATTTTGATTTTTATTATAAGAGATTAAAAAAGATTAATTTGCTTACAAAACTTAAAGATGATGGTTTTGATATTAGTGAATTTTATATTGAGGATTTAACTAATCCGAAAGCGTTAGATGTAAATAAAAACTTTGAAAAGCTTGAAATTGATGACATTCTTACAAAGATAAAACAAAAAGTTTTAAGTTTTGAAAATGAATTTACTCAGAATGAAGTAACTCAAACTGAAAGTGCCGCATCTGATATTTGGAGTATTATTGAAGATGCAAATAATAAAGCTGATATTGGTGTACCTGTACAGGGAGAAATCCTAAGTGAAGTTATTTCTGGTGCGCGGCTTGGCACTTTGGTTATTAGAAGTGCGGCCAGTGGCACTGGTAAAACTCGTCAAGCTGTTGGTGATGCATGTTTAATTGCATATCCATTTAGTTATGACTCCGCTCAAGATAAATGGGTTAAAAATGGATCTGGCCGCCCTGTAATGTTTATTGCAACAGAACAAACAATTCCAGAGATTCAAAAAATGATTCTTGCATATCTTACTGGATTTAATGAATCTAAGTTTAGATATGGTAACTTTACAGAAAAAGAAAATAGAATTATTCGTCAAGCTGTTTGGGTAATGGAACAGTATAAAGATAATTTTTTTATTGTTCAAATGCCAGCACCGAGAATTGATTTGGTAAAAAATTTAGTTAGAGAGCAAGTTATTCTTCATCAGATTGAATATGTATTTTTTGACTATATTTTTATTTGTCCAAGTTTGCTTGGAGAATTTAAAGGAGTGTCATTGCGTAACGATGAAATTCTATTGATGTTTTCAACTGCATTGAAAGAATTGGCTGTTGAATTAAATGTATGTGTATTTACGTCAACTCAGGTAAACGCCGCGGCAGATTCAAATACAACTATTAGAAATGAAAGCTCAATCGCTGGTTCGCGCGCGGTTATTAATAAAGCAGATATTGGTATGGTATGCGCGCGGCCTACAAAAGAAGAAATTGATTTCTTCGCAAGTATGGGACAACCAATTCCAAATTTGGTAACAGATATATATAAAGTACGAAGCGGTGCATGGACACAAGTAAGAATTTGGAGTTCAATTGATTTAGGCACTCTTCAAAAGCAAGATCTATATA